TGCATACCGGGTATAGTACACGCGTACGCGCGTATGCGCGCGTACGATATACGGTATCCGGTACGCAGGGACTATAGCACACTATTCGGAGACTCTCGTCTCTAGGACTCCAAATAACTCTAGGCTCTCCATTAAAGCCAAATCTCTCCTCATTCCACTTAACACTTCCCCCTTCCATTTATCACTCTTAAGAAAAGGAGGGTCTCGCATAGCCCTGTCTTGTACAGACTCCATCACGATAAGCTCGTCACTGAGGTGATCGTAATATGTGTCCGAGAAAGCATTGAAAACATCAGTATATGTCCGCCAGCCTTCAGTCTCGTCAATGACTCGAGCTATGTAGTTTGAAACCTGTCGGATAAACGCCCTCCCCAGAGGATTCGTAATAGGTATACGGGTGTAGCCCTGTAAGAGTCGGAAGATGTCAACATGGTCACATACTCGTCCCTCCGGACAAGTTAAGACTTTAACAATATCCTCCACTCTCCTACCTGGTAAACCGTGCCATATAGTCGTCTTCAATAGAGAAGGCGCATACTCTGCGTCTTCTAAACTATGAAAATCACCTCCTCCCCAATGCTCGAAATTCAGGTCTTCAGGTTTTACCCTCAAGTTCACAGTCTCTCGAAACACTCGGCACACCGTTTCGGCGTCCTCTATTCTAAAACCTTGGAAGGAGTTGAATGAAATCAGGGTGTCATCGCCAGCAACAGCAAGCTTAAAGTCATCCGGAGCCTTCACACCGAAAATCCCAGTAGTGAGTAAAGTATGGTTTAGACAAATCCAGTTGCATACAGTAACCATTATGGAAGTAAGCGGGTCTCCACTAGGCAAGCCTTGAGTGATACGATAAATGAACCTCTGCTTTATAGCTATATTCTTATAAATAAACCCAGACATCACATAAAGAAATATCTTGTCAATTTTACTCGACACGGGAAAACAAGATCTAAGCAGGCAAAAGGCCGCAACCATAACAGGCTCAAGCACAGTGGAGTCAAACTTATTCCAGTCCAGTTCTAGTACTTGGTTGCCAGGAGCAGTAAAATCTCTAATACGTCCCCAGCCCCCCAGAGTGGTGTCATGACCCATAAAACACTCCTTACTAGGATCACATAGGACTACCCTCTTAAATTCTTTGTAAATTGGCGTCGCCAGCACTCCCGAGATAATAGACCTAGGTCCCTCAGGCATTAACACAATTCGTGACTCAGGTGCTTT